GAAAGGCGACACTGATAGTCGTCCAGTACAAGTACAAGTTCCTTGTATGGAAATGTATGGTGATAGCTGTGAAATTCTTAACGAAGTTCGTGGCTGGTTTAAGGATCCAAGTCTTGAAGACATGGGTCGTAAGTATTGGAAGAAGAGATCATATATCTTCCAAGGATTTGTAACTGAAAACGCATTGAGCGACGATACAACTCCTGAAAATCCAATTAGACGTTTTATTATTGGTCCACAGATTTTCCAAATCATCAAGCAGGCTCTTATGGATCCTGATATGGAAGAACTGCCAACAGATTATACTGCTGGTTGTGATTTCCGTCTTAATAAAACTACAAAAGGCGGATATGCGGATTACTCAACTTCAAGTTGGGCAAGACGTGAGCGTCCATTGAGTGATGCTGAGATGAAAGCCATTGAATCAAATGGTTTATTCAACTTGCCAGACTTCCTTCCGAAGAAACCTTCCGAAGTAGAAGTTAAAGTGATGAAAGAAATGTTTGAAGCGAGTGTCGATGGTGAAGCATACGATATGGATCGCTTTGGACAATACTTCCGTCCAGCTGGTATGTCTGCGAGAACAGGTGACCCTGTTGCTCAAAAGGCGGATACTAGCCCAAAGCAGGCAACGGCTCCAGTAGCAGAGACTCCCGTAGCAGAGGCTCCAAAAGCTGAAGCGCCGAAAGTTGAAGCAACAGCTCAACCAAGTGGAAAGGCAGAAGATATTCTTTCCATGATAAGAGCAAGACAACAAAACTAAAAATATATACTTGTGGGGTTAATCCCCCACAAGGCTATTTAAGGAGGTATTATGGCAAAGGCATTTGATCCAAGTAAATTCAGAACGGCACTTACAAAAAGCATAACAGGCATGAGTGCTGGTTTTAATGATCCAACAGATTGGATCTCAACAGGAAATTACGCATTAAACTATTTGGTTAGCGGAGATTTCCACAAAGGCGTTCCGCTAGGCAAGGTGACTGTATTCGCAGGTGAATCCGGTTCAGGTAAATCTTATTTTTGTGCTGGTAACATTATCAAGGCGGCACAAGAACAAGGAATCTTCGTTGTATTGGTAGATTCCGAAAACGCACTAGATCAAGACTGGTTAGAAAGACTTGATGTACAAACTAGCGAAGATAAACTATTGAAACTTAATATGTCAATGATTGATGACGTAGCAAAGACAGTTTCAACATTTATGACAGACTACAAAGCTATGAATGAAGAAGAACGTCCTAAAGTATTATTTGTAATTGATTCTTTAGGTATGTTATTAACTCCAACAGATGTTGATCAGTTCCAAAAAGGTGATATGAAGGGTGATATGGGTAGAAAGCCTAAGGCACTAACATCACTTGTTAGAAACTGTGTTAACATGTTTGGTAGTCATAATGTAGGATTGGTAGCAACCAATCATACGTATGCTTCGCAAGATATGTTTGATCCAGATGATAAAATATCAGGTGGACAAGGATTTATATATGCTAGTTCTATAGTTGTAGCTATGAAAAAACTAAAACTAAAAGAAGATGAAGACGGTAATAAAGTCAGTGATGTCCGTGGTATTAGAGCGGCTTGTAAAGTAATGAAAACAAGATATGCTAAACCTTTTGAAGGCGTACAAGTTAAGATTCCATATGAAAGAGGTATGGATCCTTACAGTGGACTTGTTGACTTGTTTGAAAAACAAGGATTACTGGTCAAAGATGGAAATAGGCTAAAATATGTTGATGGAAAAGGCGAAGAGCATAAAGAATATCGCAAGAACTGGACAGGTGAAATGTTAGATATGATTATGTCTAATTTAAACGCCAATAATGATTCTGTGGTAAATACCAAGGTCGAAGAACCAGCTGAAACAGAATAGGAGCAACAATGGACTCGAGCATGATAGTCGATATTTGGAATACTTTTAAAGAAAGTATCGAGAAAAAACATATAGAAACAGTAGCAGAAAGATATGTAGATGTGTGTGCTGACTTTGGTACAGATGATACTGCCTTTAGAGATGCTATGGGAAATTGTGATAATTTAGATGCGGCAATTTCATATTACTTAGACATGGAAGACCCTGAAGATTATGATGAAAATGACCCAGAAAATTGGGACGACTAAATGGGTTACTACTCTACTGTAGCAAGAGATATTAATAAGATTCCTGATGCTATACAACACTTTGAAACAGAGTTAAGCGCCGCAAGAGTTGAAACAAAGCTCAAAGGCAACGTAGAACGTGCGGCGGCTGAACTTCCGGGCATTGTAGAACATCGATTCCAACAACTTCAAGAAATAGAAGCAATTTTAAATTATTTGAATATTGAATTACGTAGATTACGTAGCACATATTTTAAAAAATATTTAGAAAACTACCAAAGAGCTCTATCTAGTAGAGACGTTGAAAAATACGTTGATGGAGAAGCAGACGTAGTAGACTACGAAAAGATCATAAATGAATTTGCTCTTCTAAGAAATAAATGGCTCGGCTTGCTTAAAGGACTTGACCAAAAACAATGGCAGATCACCAATGTAGTCAAGTTAAGAGTAGCAGGCATGGAAGATGCGTCATTATAAGTTTCAAGTTCCAGAAAATAGCAGAAAATTAAGAGGACAACTTTTCACATACCTATATAGGCTTTGTGATGTAAAAACAATCAGTGGTCCTGAAGATATAGAGAAAGATAGATATCTAGCGTTTAGTCATCCGTTCGATGATTGGATATTTGACTATATCGTTAAAAATAAAGATTTAAATTTTTTCCATATTGATAACGGATATATAGGTAACCATAGGCATAAAACACCTTGGCACTATAGGATAAGTTATAATTCTTTACAAAATACAAAAGTAAAACAAGTATCAAGTAGCAGAATAAACCTCCTTGAAATTGATGATAAACTTTGGTCTGATGATTGGGATCTACGAGGAGATTACAACCTGATTGTGCTACCTAACCAATCCAATATATTTAAATACTTAGGAGAAGATTATGATACATGGAAAAGACAAACATTAGATCATTATCACTCATTAAAAGTGCCTTGTAAGGTAAGAGAAAAACAAGGTAAGCGTAGAAAGAGATATGAAGAAATTTTACCTATGATGAGAAACGCAAAAAAGGTTATAACATATCATAGTATGGCGGCTGTTGAAGCATTGTGTTTAGGAAAACCAATTGAAATACTAGGACAAAGTGCTGTTCAACATTGGCAGAACAAAACAAATTTTAATAGAAAGGAAATGTTAGAACACATAGCATGGAGTCAGTTCAATAGAGATGAATACACTAATGGCACAGCATGGGACCTAACATTTGAGTATCAGGTTAATAGATGAGTTATGTAGAACTAGATGGTTGGAGAACTATACCTCAAGACATTTGCCTTAAAAGTGCTAAGAAACAAGGCAATGGAAAAATTGAGGAATATCAAAATTGGGAATTACAAACGGCAATTTCTCATTGTGCTAAACTTAGAATAGCAGTTGACATAGGAGCTCACGTTGGAATAACTTCTTTTAGATTGAGCCAGTCATTTGAACATGTTCACGCTTATGAAGTAAACACAAAACTATTACCTAGCTTATTATACAATCTAGACATGAAAAAAGTTTATAATGTAACTACTCATCCTGTTGGTCTTGGTGATACAGAAAAAGATGTAGACATTATTGAAACACATAAAAGTTTTAGTACACATATAGATCCCAATGCTACTAAAGGAAAATATAAAATTAAAACATTAGATTCTTTTGAATTACAAAACGTAGACTTTATTAAAATAGACGCAGAAGGATATGAGCCTTTGATTGCTAAAGGAGCAATTGAAACCTTAAAAAGATGTAAACCAATTATCCTATATGAAAGAAAAGATCATCCTGCTAGGTATGGATTTGAAAGAGAAAGTATAAGAAGTGTACTTATGGATATAGGATATAGAATGGTTAGAAAATTAGGTAAAGGCGAAAAGAATGCCGTATTAGCATATAGACCAGAAATGAGTCGTGATGTTTGAACTTCCGCAACTACATGGACATAATGTTCCTAATAAAGCAAAAGACATAATATTTTTCAGTTGCGATTATGACTATTTTGATAGACACGGATACGCATTAGCACAAAGTATAAACAGAACTATAGGTTGGATACACGTTCATTGCCATATAATTAACGAAGGTAATATGAATCAAACAGTACTGGATCAACTATCTCTACATTATCCTTTCACATATTCATATGAACATGTTAGCAAAGAATTATACAGCAATCTAAAGAAAAATCATAAAAGAATGAAAGAAGGACAGGATATATTTAAGACAGGTGATCTAGACTACATTGCTAGGCGAACTTATCTAGCAAGTGCTAGATTCATGCGATTATATGAAATTTTTCAAAAAGAAGACCAACACATATTTCAACTTGATTGTGATACAATCTTAAGAAATGGTTTTCATCAAAAGGACTTCAGACAAATAGCTGAAAATGTAGCTGTTATGCCAAAACCAAAAGATCCTGGAATCTTTATTGCTAGTGCTTTGTGTTTAGGTTTAGGCGATAAAGGTATAAGGTTTAGAAAACTGTTTAGCAATAATATGATAGAAGCATTTACAAAAGAAATTTACTGGTTTGTTGATCAAGATGTGTTGAGAGATACAATGACAGAATGGGCTAACATGGGTGAAACATTTGAATACATTCCTTATCAATGGAATGCTTGGGGTCAAAAGAGATACGATATATTTTCCACAGGCAAAGGTAATAAAAAGAACGATAGAAGATTCAAGGCGGCACAAATGAATTGGCTTCCTGAACATTGGAAAAAGATAATTAAGAAAGAAGTATTAAATTTACCATGACACAAGGCTACATAATATATCTGCCAGACTATCCTGATAGTGTTAAAATGGCAACACGGGCAATGAAGAGTGCTGAAAGGAATGGTTGGCATGTACAACTATATGAAGGTGTTAATGGTACAAATGTTGCATTGGAAGATTACAACTTACGATCATCATTAGTAAATAAGAAATGCCAACGACTATTAGAACGTCCTGGTACACAAGGATGTTTTCTTAGTCAATATCTATTATGGGAAAAATGTTTTGTTTCACAAACACCTATATGTATATTTGAACATGATGTTATATTTAAAAAACCAATGGGAGAGATACAAGACTGTGATGTGTACAAGTTTGAAGGATTCAACAAAGCAAAACCTATAGCACCAGGTAATTGGTATGAGGGTGCTAGAGCATATCATATAACACCAGATGGTGCTAGAAAACTGCTAGACTGGGTATTTGCTAATGGAGCCATGCCAGCAGACTGGATGCTGTGTGATGGTATTGTAGATATGAAATTTGATAAACATAATAAAGTTACATTTAAATCAGGAATGAGCTTTACTAAGGATTTACAATGAACAGAATGATATATCAAGTAGCTGTTGGATCACAAAGTAAGCTATATCTACATTGTATAGAAAGCGTAAAAAAATATTGTGAAAAATATAACATTACTCACATAGTTCAAAATGAACCTATTTTAAAAATACGTCCAGATGAAACCAGAACAGGTAGAAGTAAAGAAGCAGTAAACAGATTAGGATATCTTCCTATATATGAAAAAGAAAATGCTTTCACTCATTTAAATAATTATGATCAAATTGCTATAATAGATAGTGATATCTATATTAAGATAGATGCTCCTAATATATTTGATACACTTACTGAAGAGTATGCTTTTGGAGCAGTAGCAGAAAGAGAGTTGCCTTGTGCTAAAAAATACAAATCCAAAATAAGAAAGTATTCGAAAGCGGCATTCGAACATTTAGATGATGTAGACTGGAAATGGAATCATTTAGGAGCAGAATTTTACAATATGGGATTAATGGTGATCAATAGTAAAAAATTTTTGCCATACTTAAAAAATCAAACTCCTAAAGAATTTTTATCAAGATCAGAATTCAAAGACTTTGTAGACGGCGTTGGTTATAAAAAATGGTCAACAGACCAAATGTTATTAAATTGGTGGGTAAAAAAAGAAAGTATACCTACTAAAAATTTAGATTGGAGATACAACGGCCTATACAAAGGAATAGAAGACAACAGACTATCAGAAGCATTTTTTGTACATTTTTTCCTAAAAGATCTGCTTCCTGAAAGAGGAGAAAACGTTTCAACCCTAATGGAGGCAATCAAATGAACGTAAACGAGTTTGGTCACTGTAAAGACCTAAAACAGTTTTATAATGAAATAAGAGAATTTTATCGTAGTCATTATAAAGATGATTTTTTAAGATACTACGATACATTACAAAGATTAGCAAGTGAATGTAATACCTACAGAGAGCTAGGAGTAATGCAGGGCGGATCAGCCGCGGCTGTTTTGTCAGGCAATAGCAATATAAAAGCAGAACTTATTGATAGAAGTTTTCAACATTTGAATAATCATAAACATGTATTCAATGGTTATAATGTTACGTTTGTTGAAAGTGACTCATTAGTTTGTCCTGTAAATGAATGCGAGATGACCTTGATTGATAGTATGCATCATTATAAGCATGTCAACAAAGAAATACGTAGATATGAAAATAGTGTTTCAAAATATTTGGTATTCCATGATAGTAATTATCATGAAATAAAAAGAGCTATTGACGAATGCGTAGCTAGAGGTAAATTTAAAATGAATATTCTAGATGATAAAAGCTATGGGTATTGTGTGCTAGAGAGAAATTAATGCCTGAATGTAAGGCTTTAACAGGACATCTAAATGTAAGCATAGATGGTACCTTTATTCCTTGTTGCCGTTACAACATTAATAATAACAAGAAGTTTTCTATTCATGATTATACGGTTGAGGAATATCGGAATAGCGATTTCTATAAAGCTATCAAATCCAATATGGAAACTGGTTGGGATGATGGTTGTTCCCAATGTAAGGCCGAAGAAGAGAGGGCATATAAACCTAGTTTGCGGGAACGCATGAATAAAGACATAACTGGAAATAAGCATATTGAGTATGTTGAAATCAGCATTAGTAATCAGTGTAACATTACTTGTAGAATGTGTGGACCAAAATATAGCAGTAAATGGGCAACAATAGAAAACATAGAAATACCAAAACAAAATTTTAAAAACATAATAGATAAAATCGATTGGACGCATGTCAAGAAAATAAAATATTTAGGAGGCGAACCTTTTGTTACAAAAGAATTTAAAATGCTTATAGATAAGTTAGCAACACTTGGCGATGTTCAATTAATGTTAAACACAAATTGCACATTATTTCCTTCTAAGTATATCGATAAACTTAAAAAATTAAAAAAATTGGGCGTGGCATTAAGTATAGACGGTATAGGTAAGGTCGACGAATACATAAGACAAGGCACCGATTGGGATACAAAACTAAAAGTTATCAAACAATGGGAGGATTATCAAAAGAATAACAGTAATTGTCATATTTGGATTCATACCGTGGTACAGGCACATAACATTCATGATATGAAAAACATAAAAGCGTTTGCCGAATCGCATGGCTGGAATTGGTCTCCTGTGGTTATTAATTGGCCCGAAGAATTCCAATTACATGCTTTGGATAAAGAATATGTCAATCAGATAAAAGACGGCGATAATGCTGTGTTTTTAAATACAATAAGTAATTATAGTGAAGCCCTTAATAAAAAATTTAAATCAACTACTAAACGATTAGATAAATTGTTTGATACAAAGTGGCAAGACATTTTGTGCTAGAGAAAAAATTATGAAACACGTTGTAATGAGATATATGAGTACAAGAATAAAAGACCTTCCTTACGGGTGTCCTGGATTTGGAGACATTGTACACTCAACTTTATTGACATATAATTACGGGCAAGCCTTTAATGAACCAGCAACATTACATATTGCTGGACATCAATACAATAGAGATAAGCCTACAACATGGACAGAAGTAATTAATTTATTTCCAAAAGATAGTGTTCATTTGAAATGGTATAGATATAAATCCGAGCACAATCAGGACCAAGGATTTTTTGATTTAGTAAGACAAGAACATCCAGACGCAGTTTTACATTACTACGAAAAGTATCCTGGCAAGATACAAAAAGTTATTCAGCCAAGTTTTTTTGTTGACGAATATATGAAATCCTATCCTTGTTTGAAACCAGAATGTCCTTATCCAGAAGCAGAAAAAAGTTTGTTACCAGAAAAATTTGTTACAGTTCAAGTAGATGCCGGTAGTAAAAAACGTATGCTTAAACCGCACCAAATGAATAACATTTTAAATTTTTGGATTTCAAAAGGATACAAGCCTATATATTTAGGAGGACAGGCTTCACATCCATTATTACAAAGAGCGCCAATGGCAGGGTATGCTATGAGTAAAGCTAGGGCACATATTGGTGTAGACAGTGGTTATATGCACTTGGCTCAATGTTTCTTTAAGCCGGAAGACATATACATATATACTAACAGACCATGGGATAAATGGGAACATCATTTAAAGATGTTTAAAGATAACGGGGTTAATATAAATGAATACTATTAAGTATGACGGAAAAGAATATTTAGAATTACAATCAAAAGGTTATGCGGCACAATATGCGTTTCCGTTTGCTAAACAAATACTAACAGGAAAAGGATTAGACATAGGACCTAACAGAGAAGAATGGTCGTTTCCTGGAGCAAAGATGATTGATCTTGTAATACCTGACGAGTATGATGCTTTTAATTTACCTAATGAAAAATTTGATTATATATTTTCTTCACATTGTTTAGAACATTTAAATGATTGGGTTGGCGCACTTAACCACTGGTCAACTAGATTACACAAAGGTGGCATTATCTTTTTATATCTTCCGCATCCAGACCAAAGATATTGGAAGCCTTGGAACAATAGAAAACATATTCATATTTTAGAACCTAAACATATAGAAGACTATTTTGTATCTAAAAAATTTAATAAAGTTTTTGTAACACAAGGTTATGACTTGAATCATTCATTTTACGCAGTAGCAGAATTGTAAGGAAAGATGAATGGATTGGACAAAATACGATTTAATTACATTTGGATGTAGTCATACCTACGGGGCTGGATTACCTGATTGTTGGATACCAAATAAAGGACACGGTCCAAAACCTAGTAATAATGCTTGGCCTTCTGTATTAAAACAAAAATTAAATTTTAAAAGTCTTAACAATAGCTCACGTCCTGGATCAAGTAATAAAATGATTGCCAAAACAATTATAGAATATCCAGAATATACAAAACATAGTGTGGTTGTTGTGTTATGGGCTAATTACAGTAGACATACTATCTATGCTAATAAAAAGACAAATTTACACATGTTACCACAAATGATGAATGACAAATTCAGACACATAATTCAACGTGGAGTAGATAGAGATGATTTCATGCGTAAAGTAAAAAGTTATTATGAAGATTTTTACGAAGAGTTTGATTCTATATTTGATCAAACTATCCGAATGAACTATATACACGCTTTCTTA